CGTTCGGGGCCGGCTGTGGCTCAGGCGCCGGCTCTTCAACTACTGGAACCTGTCCGCCTCTTTCTGCTATGTCTCTGTTCTTTATTAAAGACATAACCTCCTTCTTCAACTGCTCTGGTGTTTGGTTAGGATCTGACACCGACATCACAACATCGTTCATTCTAAACAACGTATTTCCTTCTCCTTCCACCATAGGGACAAATCCTAAATCTGTCAATATTTTTATTTTCTCTTTCATGATCTTCCTCTAATCAATTCTTCTTTAATACAATGTAACACTGTTTCCACTTCATCTTTATCTCTATCTTTCACTGCGATAGCTATATCCTTACCATAACTTTCTCTCTGTATGTTAGCATAAAAGATAGTTTCATCGTCAGCTTCTATTCTTATTTTATAAAGTTTTCTCATATCTGTCAATTATTTCAATAATTAATCTACCTCTTTCTTTAATCATTCCCCTGCTTTCCATATCCAGCACCTTCTTTACCGCATACTTCCACACAAAAGGAAATTCTGTTTCAAGTTTATCAAATTCCATCCGGTCAAGATACATGTCGAATACCGTATGCTCTGATTCATGAAGGAAAACTATATTATCCCTGCAAGTGGCAACCGACTTATATAATCTTTTCGGAAGTATGTGACAGACGTTACATACTGTAGGAAAATGAATAGCTTTACCAGTCATAGACATTCGAATAGTACTCAACTCCTCCAACATAAGACGAAAAAACCCGGATAAATCCGGGTTCTCTAACTTTTTCTTCTTGCTGCTGTTTTTAATGGATGTAATTCTGTTTTTTTTCTTCGGAGTCAACTCTTTGCTCCTGCAAGCCTGGCATAAGCCATGACTTCTTATCATCACTTTTCGTCCACATCGTTCGCAGACGTATAGCTTCTTTTCCTTGCTTTCCATTCGAATAATAATGATATTATTGAAAAGAACAATCCCGCTGAAGCCAGTAGATAAGGTACGTTCATTAATAATTTAGATACCTCGTCTGTCTTAATCACTATCAGAAGGAAAGCGCCTGCTGAAAGCAATGATATTATCGCCACAACAAGCGCTATGTTGGAAACTACATCAGCCTTACTCTTCACTCTTCTTCTCGCCTAATTTTTCAGCTCCCTTCTGAAGATCGTATTTGAATACGTCAATGATCTTCGTTTCAGCAATAGCTTCGCAATTCCAGTCGCCCAACGTACCCTGCATGCCTTTAGTCAACACAGCTTCGGCATCCTTAGGATTGCCGGCCTGGACATACATATAGCATGGAGTTTTCTTTTCTTTACCTTTCTTTTCATCCAGTGTAATGTAATTTACCTTACACTTATACCAGTACTCAGCTTCTCCGTTGAAGAAGATTTCCGACACTTTAATAGGATTTATTTTAACAATATTGAACTCGTTAAATAAATCCTTGAAAATCTCTAAAGATCTTGATTCTGCCTCTGTATAAGACAAGGCATCTACCAAATACTTTTCAGTTACTTTCTTTTTTTTGCCGTTCTCGATATTATCAATCTCGGCTTTTACCGTAATTTCAAACCAGCGATTCATTGTATTAATATTTAATTAGTTGATTTCTTTCCTTTCTCTATACTATTTTTAAATCTTTCAGAACACCACTGCAAAACATCCATCATCATCATCTCATTATTAGATAAGATGCCTTTTATAATTAACGCCAATTGATGCTGTGACATTCTTAGGCTCATATCAAATCTTCTTTCCTCTTCATTTACTATCGTGGCTACGAAATACTTACACCCCTCTAAGTGCGTTAGGGCTTCAATCATAGCTTCTTTTATCTCTTTTTCTTCCATTCTGTTTTTTTTCGGACAAAGATATGTCTTTTGTTGCTTAATAAGAAACAAAATAATTTAATGTGAATTAATTTTCTTCCGGGTCAACAGCGATAGACATATTGTATCTTTTCCTGATAAAGACTTCTGTTTCTTCATTAAACGGGCAGGCTTCTTTCAAGAAAGCCATAGCCCGCTCCGCATCTTTATCTGCTATCTCAACATATCTCTCGAAAGTCATGCAAAGGTCGATGTTGTACGCACGCTCCCGTTTTATCTTGTTCACGTATTTCAACACTCGGCTTCTTATATTGTTGGCTTCCTCTACCGTCTTATTAAATGATCCTATTTTTGCTGATTCAGGATCATTGTTTTCTTTGTCAACTCTTTCAAATTCTTCATTGGTGTATCCTACGCAACCCTCTACTGCCGGCACGACGCCCTCGTTTATGACGTTTAACCTCTCATAAGATCGGTTTAAATACTTTGAATCCACCTTAAAAGCCCTGGACCTGACCAGTAAATTCGCCACCTCTGTAGCGTCCTCTATCTTTCTAAATCCTACACCTATGTCTTTAATGACAAATATCGGAACCCCGCAATCCGGGTACACGACTTCTTTTTCGTTCTTTATATTCCAATTTTTAGCTTCAATTGGAATACCCTTACCAACAAGCTCTTTGTCTATATACAGACTTATCTCTTCGTCTGTCAATGACACAATCTCATCTCTGCTTAAATCAAAAACTGTTTTCATTTCTTTTTATTTATTAAATTAAACAATCTACCTCTTTGTTCAGGCTCCGTATATTCCACCCATATATCGGCTGCCACATTTCTAAGAAATTCCATAAAGTCTTGATGATCCCTGTATTCAGCAGAATCAACTTTTCTCACAAAACTTAGAATTTCCTTTAACATCTTATTGTTTTCTTCAAGAAGTTCTCTGTCGGTCATAACCTTTCAAATTTTCTTCTTATGGTGTTGATTCTTTACCGCTCTGGCTACCTCCGACAACTCCACGTCCCTTTCCATTGTTACCCGAAAATCTTCTTCTGTTAAAGAAAAAGACATAGTTAATGTAGGAGTATCCTTAAAATACCAATCACATAATTCTTTTAACTCTTTACGTTCATCCTCGTTTTTACATTTATGAATGGTAAGGTAATTCATTCTTTCCTCTTTTTCTTTGTCTGTTAAATCTTTTTTCATAATTCTAACTTTTAAAATTGAGTATATAATTACCTAAGGTAATAGATCATCTAAATAAGCCCATGATTCCATTTCATCTAATCTGTATAAAATACATCCTGGACGGCTGGATATAAAAGTTCTGTTCTCTTCCAATATACCCATAATTGGATTCTTTGATCCTATTGTTGATTTCTTAGGGAGAAACACAATAAAACGGTGGCAATCTGGAATTACTGTTATAGAATGCCACACGCTGTTAATGCGCCACTCTGCACCAGCTTTAAAAAGAGGAATAGCATATTCTTGTTCCATGTCTATTTAGTTTTGAATTAATGTGAAAAGAGCAATTATAGCCGCAACTGATATAATAGATAAAATAACATTTGCCAATGTATGCCTTAAAAGGCGTCTTTCGAGATTTGCGATATGCTTTCTTAGTCCTTCGCAATGTTTTTTTGTAGACCTGGATTCTTTGAGTTCTTTGTTGTATTTTATCATATTTTTGTCACACCATTTCATTATATCAGCACTTGCTTTGTTAAGCATATCTCTGATTTTTTCATCATCATAGAATGGTATTTCAACATCAACACAAGATGTATCAAAGCACACTTTCAATGTGACAACTTCAGGCTTAGCCATTTCTTCGGCTTGTTTCTTTATCTGCTCATCTGTTGCTTCGGCTTTAGCTTTAAGCTCATTGTAGTCTTCTATATTCAGCAAAGCCATGTTTTCAAATTTTGTATTCATATCTACTATTTCTTATTTAGAGTGAATGTTTGCCAAATGCTTTATCCCAACGCCTGTTTGTTATCTGTACACGTACTACCAACGCATCACGATATTTACGGGATTATATGGTTCTTATGTGGCGGATGTTGATAATCCTAACAACGCATTCGTACTGATTTTTGCAAACTGTTCACTCAATTATTTTTAATTTTTAATTAATTCAACTCCTATAATATCTTCGTAATCAATATAGTGCATCATTGAAACACCGTTGTCATCATTAGCCATTATTTCAACACAAGCAGAACATCTATTGAATGCACCTTCGATTGTTATACCCGTTAATTGCCTAAAGAATCCTAAAAATTTCTTTGGCCTGATAATCCTAATACGGACAAGATCATTCCAAGTTATTCCTTTATATTCACAAATAGATTTAAACTTCTCGGCTGTCATAATTCGATTATTTTAGCTGTTAGTCATTTTTTGGAATCCAGTTATCCGTATCACAGTGAAAGCAATATCCGGTTTTAGGATGCTCCGCACCGTCTTTAGCTCCGCAGGTTCCGCATAAACACTAAAACCGAAAGGTTGGGCGTTTAAGGCATCTAAACGGGAAGTTCCATCCCTCCATTCTCCATTTTCATCGCCTCCTGTCCATTCCTTAGAGGGGTTAGGGACAATATTTCCGTTTTTGTCATATGAAAACAGGCAATTCGTTTCCAGTTGATACTTAATAACAGGCACTTCTTCTACTATTTTATAACTCAAACATCTCTTCAGAACTTCCCTGATTTGACTTTCCAAATCAGAAAGTGCTATACTATTGAAATATCCTTCGTTGCCTAATCTGTTTGTAGGTAATTTGATCCCATAAGAATGAATCTTATCCACATCTTCTTTTGACAAGGTAGTGGTAAACACTCCTTCTTTGGTGACATTCACTTTAACAGTTACAGACAAACTGTTATTAGCGTTCTTTTCCGTTATATTTAGTGTTGTTAATGCTGCCATAATCAGATCTTTTTTAAATCAATTTGAATAAATATAATGCATTCCTGCTTCATATACCTTATGTACATCAGGGTCATTCTTGTCTTCCGGTTCCAATTCACTCTCTTCACAAGTATAATCCCATTCAGTATTATAGTACAAATCCTCGTCTGTTTTCTCCAAGGAACAATCTTTCATTAGATTCATATTTTCTCCCCAGACTGCAACTTCTTTCTGTTGCTCTTCTTCTGTCATAAGGGATATTTTGTCTTTCAATTCTTTCCAGGTCATGATTTCTAAAATATGATCAATAATTCATTCTACATCAAAAAGTTGATCTAACACCAATAATTCGGCATCCATATCTTCATCTTTCGGGAAACGAACTTTTATGTTTCCGAACTTAGATGTCTTAAACAAGATGTAGGGGTTCATGTCTTCGGCAGTCACCGGCTTATATTCCTTAACTTCCGACATCTTGAGATACCAGTCGCCTATTTTTACAAATCCGGAGAAGACAGAACACAGATGCGCTTTTACAGGAAGCCTGTTATGGCCTGCTTTGGGATTCTTCTCCCCATTAATACAAAATAGCTCATTGTTGAAAATATTTAATTGGACATAAATATACAAGTTTTACTAAGATATCCTTCTGTCATCTCTATGAAATTCACACAATCTAATTTACTTAATTTGTAAATCAATGCCGGATTGTGTATTATGGCTATAATTTGTGTTTGTGGTTTATGGAATGATAATACATTATAAATTTGCATTATGTTGTCAATGTCAAGATTCCTGTCTGGCTCATCCATGAGAACCGTGTATTCAAAACTGCTTTTTGTTAATGTTATGCGGTTTCTTTCATAATACTTCAACAGGTTATCAATTCTTTTAATCCAAAACGCATTTGATTTTTTCTTGTATTCTACAAGATCTTGTATTGGAAACGTATAATCCTTTTGACCGAACATTAAATTGAAAAGTGATTCCAATGATAACACCACTTTCTCTCCATAAGATCTTCTAATATTATTCACATACAAATCTAAGTTGCTGATGTTTTTCAATACGCTATCTTGATTCATCTCCGCCGATGGCAATAAACGGAATACCTTTCCTGCATAATCGGATAATATGTCAATCCCATCAAAAACCTTATCATCATCATCAAATATAGGTGGAAAATCCAGTGCCTCGATCGGCATTTCAGAGCACATAGACTTCTCGCATAACGCATACATTGATATGATGTTAAGCAAAGTTGATTTTCCACTACCGTTTTTACCTACAATCACATTCACTCCTGGCTTGAAAATAAATTCTCTGCCATTTTCAAACGCTTCTATGTCAGAAACATATTCAAATGGAGTTTTCGTATTGTCTTTTATTTTTACTGATGTTATCATTGTAATCCTTTTTAAAAATCAATTACCGTCCGAACCATGTCTCCGATGTGCTTGTTGCCGGTGCCCGTGAGGCCACTGGAGAAGACCACGTACCACGCGACGGCCTGGCTGCTCTCACCAAGACTTGATCGAATGGCTTAAAATCGCATTTCTTTTCTTTAGTCAGCAAGTATTCGTACTCACTTAGATATTGTTTTATTATTCCTGCTTTTTTAAGGTTTTCTGTATTAGCAATTCTTTCAGCAAGAACGTTGTTGAAAAAAGTACGACCTTCTGTATCGGCATATATAGCACTTATCCCAGATTCATCTTTTTTTACAAAAAGTAAATTATAACGATCTGCACAGTCTTTTGACTCATATACAAATTCTATTTTAATATTACCAATTAATACTGAACCTTCTATTTCTCCGCTTTTAATTTTTCTCGCCGTATTTAAATCAAACGGAACAATAATTGGATTTTCCATATCTTTTTATTTTTAATTATGTAATCAATAAAACAAGATGGGTTACTTAAACCCATCCCAGTTGTTTTGCTATTCTCTCCATTTCGTTATATGCTATCCTATGACATCCAGCGGTTAGCAAATCGTTTTCGTACCGATTTAGACTCCACTGGTGACCGGTGATGTCCTCCACCAGACCGTGCCGAAACTCGGCGCCCCGGTGCATTGCCGACACAGCCCTCCACAGTTTTCTGGCTTCTGCTATTCCAATCTTTATCTGTTTACTTGTCTCAATAATATTTCCTTTTATACGAATCCAGGCGTTAGGTTTTTCACCAGGAATATAGAAAGGTGTATTCAAGAAATTGATTTCTCCTGACTTCCACTCTTCCAGTTTTTCATCAAAATCCTTGTAACGGGCTTCTTCTTCCTTTCTTAATCTCTCTAATTTTATTCTTTCTCTTTCTTCCTCACCCTTTCTCCATCTTTCAGATCTTTCTGAATACTTAATCCATGTACCTTCCCCGCAAACTTCATCAACAATCACATTTACGGTCCCTAACACTTTTAATCCTTGATGATCCAATAAAATTTGAAAGATGCGTTTTAATTCATGTACGTGCTTACGCTTGATACTATCTCCGCTCTTGGATAATTCATGATTGGTTCCAAGCCAATCATTAGCACTCTTTTTAAGGATACTCTTAGCAGTCCCCATGTTAAAGAACTGAATGTAATCCATCATATTCCCAAAAGCGCCCCAAATATCTGTATAAGATAATTCTGTTTTAGCTCTTTTGTATTTTTCAATAGACTTCTTAATTGATTCCAGTTTGCTGGCAACAAACCTCATATTACCAGTATCCGATATATTATTCCCTACACTGAAAACCATTGCCCAAGTTGGTATCGCATTACGAACATAGCATTGATGTTTGCTCGTGGTAGCAGAATAATAATCTTCATTTATCAGGTATGCTTTCTTCCCTTGTTTGTTTTTTACTATTCTCCCGACTTCAAAGTGATGCCCATAAGAATAAATACTTGTACCTACAAAGAAGAAATTGCTCCCTGATGCTGATTCTTCTTGTTCATGAGCCCACAAGTGAGCGACCATTGAATTGTTCATATAAATATCTTTTTAATTGTTTAACTTACCTCTACTATATAATCCTCTTTGTTCATATTTTTCAATACATTCGGTTATCATATCGCAGAACACTTTTTTCTGCTGACACCCATATCTTGTAGGCTTTTTCGTTGGACAATATTTTCCAAACAAATCCGTCGCTGAATACAATTAGGCTACCTGTTACTATCGTATTTCCCATAATCACTTTCTAATCTGTTACTCTGTAATAATAATCAAGCTCTTCTCCCTTAAAATTGTTCATGGCATACTCGTCGGCTTCTCTCCACAACCGGTCATACAGTGCAGCCAGTTCACGATTGCTTTCATAATGCTGCCATATTTTATGATTCAATACGAGCGTTAATTCCGTGAAGAACTTATAATCGTCCTTCCATTCATTGAACGCACGTCTGTAGGTATCTTTGACACCTACTATACCATACTTGTCGGCTATACTAAAATCTTCCCAAAAGGTAGTCAGTAGGTTATAGCCCACTTCTTTCATAAATTCTTTGAATGTCATAAACTATTATTTTAGGTATATAATTATCTTATCAATGACCTCTCTCTTGAACTCGTAATATTCATATATGCGACCTTTATAATCAGCCACCATTTCTTAAAATTACTTCTGCTTCTTCTGCGCTGTTAAGTTTTAATTCGTTTCCCATTTTATGTATTGTTTTCGCCGTTAACTATCTGATTAATATATGGCCCTGGCCACGAACAGCCAGGCTGGCCTCATGGCAGGACGGGCGCCTCCTTACCATGGCTGCTCTACCCACTCCCTGTATCCTACACTGAAACCAATAGGATCATACTTTTTGATCATAGTACCATAATTCTCTCTACCACAATATCTGTTCTTTCCTCCAATAATCCATTTCTCATCGTCTCCATCTGGAGATATGGAGTTAAGATACTTCTCATAATCTTTCCTACTCTTCCCCATCTTTGTCTTGATTTAAGCAATAGTTAATAAAATAAGCAACCTGTTCATTTTCCCCTGGATTATTATAATCATAAAAAGTCATATCAGTATAATCCAGCATGACTACACGAAAATCGTTTTTTTTGACATACACTTCCGTTAAATACATAGGATTTTCATCAATTTCTATTATCACCGGAAACTGATCATCAAAGTCAAATACATCATTAGTTTCTTTAAATTCTTTAAACCCTTTAAATTTTAGCCTTATAATTCCATTGTTTTCTGCTAATGCTTCTCTGATGTACTCTAATCTTTTTGCATTCAGACTGGCCTCTGCTTCTTCTATTTCTTTATACAACTTATTTAGATCCATATTCCACTATATTTATGTTATCGAATTTTTCTTTTATAATATCCAAGGCGCGGCACTCGTTTGTTATCATAGCATGCTTCCCTGGCTTCATTCTCCACAAATTAAAATACCTTGTCACATTCATAGTGGCATTAAATAATGATATTTCATATCTTGTGTTTCCATTTTTATCACGCCCTATGTTTTTAACATAACATATGTCTGGCTTGTATTTGAAATAATTAAAAAGCCTATACCAGCCTTTTCCTTGACATGTTTCACAATTCCATCTTCCAACAAGCCTTCTGTATCCCCTTACTGGTATTTTTACTATTTCCCTTGGCACAATTTCAATATACTTTCCTTCTCCGATTGGTATAGTCATATTACCTGCCTCTTCCGTGCAAAAGTATTCTATTTCAGATGCCATGTCTTTATATACATAGAACCGGTATAGGTTCCCGTCAGGGTCTACCCGATCCATGTAATATAATATCACTTTGTCTACTTTTATCGTTTTCATTCCTTTATTCTACTTATCTTTAAATTGTTATTCTTACAGTATTCCTTCAGCCAACTATCCGTTAGATAACGATTAACTCTATCGTATTTCTTTTTCGGGCCCTTGCTCCAGAATTTCCATTCGTTTGTGATATTGTATCCATATTTATCAAACCAATAGATATAATACACTACGTTACCATATAAATCCACTCTTTTTCTTTCCTGTATGACTACCTCGTAAGGCATCTCCTTGTCTCTTTTTTCCATCTTTGTCCTCCTTCCTTGAATAAAAAAAACGGCACCTATCTTCGCAGACCAGTGCCGGCAACTAACTTGCATGGAAAACTACTTAACTTCAACTAATTCTACAGAGTTGTAGAATTTAGTGAAGCTACCAACAAATTCTCTTATATTTTTATATTCTTCTGGTCGTTTTCTGCTACCGTCTTTTATGTAATTTACCCACAGTCTATCCTCTATGTTCTTAATCGCATTTTCTATAGTAAATTCGTCGCTGACACACATTAAACACGAAGACCCTGTTTTCTTATGCGGTTTATACACCCTTGAAAAAGACCACATTTTTATCCTGTCGTATATATATCCGTTGTTGGGATAAACGAATCCTATCCGGCTGTCACCTTCTTTAGCGTAAAACACACCTGGCTCCTTCCCGCCCTTTCTATATACTACAAATCCTTTTTCTTTTAGGATATTAACCACTTTGTCTAATTTATTTTCCACGTTCATTTTCATACAAAAATTTAAAAACGACTCTCATTATAGTTGCGAAGTTCTCCACCTTAACCCACTCATGAGCTACTGCTCTAAGTACAGACGTTTCATATGTTGGGACATTGTCTTCTTCAACCACCTTACAAGAAGCCAGAACTCCTTCAGTCGGCTTTAGTCCACGGTCATGCAGCTCGCAGAGACCGTCCGGCCGGCGGAATGCGCACCACCCGTCTTTTTCTGTTGGCTGGATCATCGCTATTGGTTTTTCTTTCACTGCAAGATACCCTACCCTCCACATTGTTTCTTTTAACCTGTCAGCGTATCCGGCATCTATGATAGCTTCTATGTCCTTTGGTGTACCAATACAAGGAACCTTACACATGTTCTTGCATTTATCACATGTACAAGGCTGCTCCCATCTATTATGATCTATGCCAACCAACCTCTTTATCCGTTCTACTTCCTCTTTCATATTATACTGTCTCTGTTAGTTTTTCATAATACAACTTCATTTCCGGTGAAGCGTATTCCATGAACGCTTCGAATAAGCGAGGCACCTCTATTATCATATTCACATTACAACCTTCTGCCTGTGAAAGCGATTCAAGATCATTACTGTATGAACATGTTACATGAGCTCCTATATTAAACACATGTAAATCTAATCTTGCATATTCCATACATAAATCTAACGCTTTAAACAAGTTCTCTACCTCAATCTCCTGAAATAGGTCTATAAACATTCTTAAATCCATCATTTTACCACCCTTTCCACGTGTTTAATTAATACTACCGCCATTCCATTACCGGTTTTTATCGCACATTCCGACCCTTTTATCCATTCTACACACCCTACATACTTTTCCGTAGCATGAAATCCGGGATTGTATTTTCCAGATGTACTGAACTCTACCGTATCCCCTACCTTCAGATCGTTAAAAGCAATAGACCATGTGGTCCAAATTCTGTCATGTCTCCCAGGCTGAATGGCCCCGATTACGCCTTTTTTACGACCGTTTTTTATTGCCCTTAGTATTATCTTCCTATCACCTTCGATAAGGCTGCAAAAGCGCCCGTAAAAGGTTAAATCAACCTGTTTTCCTCCTATTTCTTCTCTTATTTTTGTTATTCTGTTCATTTTCTGATTTTGTTTTATTTTTTTCTTTGTTTTTTCTATCTTCTATAGAAGATGATAATAACATTATCTTTTCTATGTTACTTTTTGACTGTAAAAAAGAATCGCATTTCATTACTACTACCACCTTCTTAAGTTCCCCATTATCGTATAGCGATACACGCATCATGTTTTGCGCCTCGTCCACTATAAGACCTGGAGTAGTCTTAGCCATTTTGCGTAGCTTATTATACTCCGGTCTTTCCATTTCCTCTGTTTATTACTCTATAGTATTTATCCTTATCCCCTTCTTCCAACTTCTCCAGATAGAAAATTCCATCATGTAAATGAGACAAACAAAACCTGTATCCGTATTTCTGCGTTCTTCTTACATGATCCCGCAGTCTTATTTCTTCACTTTTGTCTTGTACTTTGATCTTAATACTGTCTCCTTCTTTGATTGTGTATAAAATAGTTTGAATCTCTTCTTTTTTCATCTTATAAAATATTTTAACGGCAGCACCTATACTCACGCACCAATACTGCCTTATGTTTAACAATTAAATACTTAACTCTTCAATGGTCAAGCCTTTTTCTTTTCCTAAAAAGATGTATCCTGATACCGACCGGTAATTAGCCTCCGCATACTTCTTGCATTTATCATCATTAACAATCTTACCAATGTTAGATAACATCTTTTGCCTCCATTCATCACAAAACTCTACCCTTACATCCATCCAATCAGTACCATAATTGCGATCTTTTGGATGTCCGACCGATATTACCTTTATGTTATTCACACCATATTCATAAAGGCGTTCGCCCACCTTATTCGCCCATTCCTGTACAAAAGGAATAAACTTATTGCAATAAGAATCAAAATCAAAATCTAATTCCTCCTCATATTCCGGCATCTCTTCATAATCTTGTTCAAAGAAATAGCGAGGATCTGCTATTGTTTCATAGAAACTTACGTTAATGAAACAAAACTCGTTGGTTGTCGTTTTTAATATCATAGCTTTTTGTATTTACGTACATTTTTCTTGCCATAGAATCTACACATGGCACGAATCTGACTATAAAATACTTTTGTCCTCCTGGCCTCAAAGTATTTAAACATTTCTTCATTCTTTGTTTCCCACACGTAATCCGTTTGAGAACTCATGTGATTTTTGTCCTTGCGTGAATAATGGTAATATGATACCACAACACGTTTCGCACCATTCTTTACAGGTACGATATTCACATCTATGTTATTATCTGTCATATTATTATCGTTTTATATATTATACAAATACAAAGAGCGCATACCTTCACAGGCCGGCGCTCTTTTCAATAAAAATGAAAAAACTAACATTACATAAACATATTGTTTTCTGCTCTTTATTACAATACTTTTGTCCCACAATTGTTATATCGTCCGTACTCTTTTTTCGTATCATTCAAGATTTCAAACACCATCTTCTTATGATCTTTGTTTGGTAACTTGTCTTTAACAGCCGATATCACGCTCGCTATAGACGTAAAGCCTGAATCTGTTATTGAACACAACAACAAACCTCTGTCGTCGTCTGTGCTTATCGCTGACGCCTTTATAATATCATTCCTATATATTCTCATAATCTTTCGTTTTATTGTCTACAAACTTATCTATATCGTCTCTTATTCTTTTTAGCACTCCGGCTATAATTTCCGGCATCTCTCCTTCGGTACGGTTCAGAGTTTCTATCACCCCATCAATCCTACCAATTTGACGCCATAAGAAATTGGCGTCTTTCGCATTAAATTCCCTCATCATGTCTTATTTTACAGTAAACAACTTGCTTTTTTAAGCACCAGTCTTGCGATTCTGAGAGTGAACACCGTTCGGAGTTGTTAAGC